TATTTCAGATTTTTATACAACTTTTATTTTTTCTAAAATTTTCAGAGATATGTACTCTTCCAATCAACCTGTTACAAAACTGTTAAACAATCGCTTTAAACCTTTTCAGAGAGTACATATCACAAACATTTTTAGAAATTTTCAGAGATATGTATTCAAAATAATAAGTTCTATCAAGACAACATGGATTTCATTAATCGTATTTCTTTTTCTTGGGTTGCAATAATTTCCTCTGCTAATTTCTTTAATTTTGAATTATTTGTTTTTGTATATATTTTATGAGATGTTGTTAATGCTGTAGAGTGATGACTTATCATTCTTCTTAACCATTGTTCATCATCTATAAATAGTTGTTGTCGTAATAGAAATATTGATATACTTATGGATAAAATAATTCCAATCAAAAATACTGATATATTAAAATGACCCATTGATAAATAATGAACAATTTCATGACTCCATATCATATTTGAAGCCATTAGTAAACCACCGTAAAATAGTGTACTTGATATATATAAGTCTGAAAATCTATACGCTAATATATTCATGGGATTGAACAACATTCCAACAATCACCATCGCAATAAACATAATAATTTGTTTTTTATAAAAACTTGATTTCATTTATATAATACAATACAAAAAAAATCCCTCAACCCCTAAAATGAGTACATATCACAAACTATTTCAGATTTTTATACAACTTTTATTTTTTCAAGAATTTTCAGAGATATGTACTCTTCCAATCAAACTGTTACAAAACTGTTAAACAATCGCTTTAAGCCTTTTCAGAGAGTACATATCAAAAATATTTTCAGATTTTTATACAACTTTTATTTTTTTCAAGAATTTTCAGAGATATGTACTCTTCCAATTAATCTGTTACAAAACTGTAAATCAATCGCTTTAAGCCTTTTCAGAGAGTACATATCACAAACTATTTCAGATTTTATAACAACTTTTATTTTTTCTAAAATTTTCAGAGATATGTACTCTTCCAATCAACTTACAAGAATCTGTAAAACAACCGCTTTAAGCCTTTTCAGAGAGTATATATCACTGAATTTGATAAAAATAAATAGTATTCATATTGACCATTTGTATGATATTTATATACTAATAAATATTTATTGAACATATTCTTCATGAGTCAATGTATTACAATTATATACATAAGGTGTCATTTTCTTTTGAAATCGTTTTTTTAAAAGATAAAATTTCATACTAGATGACACTCTTGTTGTTTTATTAGAAGAAATCTCTTTATTATATGTTGTTTCAGATAAATCTGTATCATTTTGATCTGCTTTTTCTTTTACAACCAGTTTATCAGCCAGTTTATTTTTTATAGTCTCATATTTTGATATTTCTCTTTGCGAACATAAACAAAAAGAAACATAATCTTTTATATTTGTTAAAATATCTTCATCCAACCAATTTAAATTTACAAATACACCATTATTGTTCTGAGTGTATGAACAATTGTTTTTATACAGAATCTTGAATATTTCATCAATTTCTGTTTGACATAATTTTTCTATATTATCTTGAATATATTTGCATGTTTCAATAGTATTCATTGTATTATAAATATAATGAACATTTATATGATTTATTCAATATTTTCTTCCTCGGCAAAATTGTCAAAATCATCATCTATGTCATTATCATCATCTTCTTCAATTGATATATTATCATCTTCATTATCATCAATATCTTCTTCTTCGTTAGAATCGTAATCTGATTTGATATCATCATCAGCAAATTCTAATATATCATCATCGTCATTCCCATTAGTCTTATCATCGTCAATATCACTATTTGATTGAATATCAACTATATTTCGAACATTAATACCATCGTCTTTTATAGCCCTCCCAATAATGGATATGTGCTTGTCATAGAGTAAAAACTTTTTACCACAAACCTCAATTTTAATCTCTTCACCTATAGAAACCTTGTTAATATCTATTTCAGATTTTATTCCAGCAGAAAGTTTAGGAATAATGATCTGTAAAATAGGAATGTTATCATAAAACCCTTCTGCAAGTAATCCAAGCGAATTTTTGGCCTTGATCTTACATTTGAGAATAGAACCTTGTGCAGGATTGCAAATTTCTGCAATACATTGTAAATTGTAAGAGATGTTTCCATTGAATTGAGAAACAATTAAACGACCAATAGATCTTTTCACTATCTTAATACTGTTATTCTTGATATAACCATGTTTTGAACACATATTTTCAAGATTTTTTTTGATTTTTCCCAACAAAATTTCATCAATATTGATACCAATTTCAGTTGTTTTTAATTGTACTAAGGTATTGAACTTTATTGGTATAAATAATTCAGACATAATGATGATAATATATCTATTATAATATCATTTTTTTATATAAGAGTTTATATAAAAAAATGACTTCTATATTATAGATACTAATTAATGGAGCTTCAAAAGGATTTACCAATCTTTGATTATATTTCAAAATATACACAAGAAATTAATGAAAATGAAGAATTGGAAATAATCATATATCCTTTGAAAGGCAAATATACTGAAACAGAGTTCAATAATTTCACTAACGTTTTTCGTTCTTTGAATTATACCGAAAATATAGAAAAAGAATGTCTCAGTGTATATGCACAAAATGTTGAACTGAATATACATGGTATATCTTCAATCATAAAATATTGCAATACAGCTTCATATAATACAGATACTGTTGAATGGGTAAGACATAATACAATTATGGAAGATGAAGTCAAAGATCTATTTGATGACGCAATCAAATTTACAAAAATAAGCAAAACAAAAACACAGGAACCAGAGTTTTGGGATGATAATCTTAAAAACTTTAAGATGAATAAGAAAATATCATATACACTCGATGGTGTCAAATATATCTCAAATATATTCAAAACAAATGATGAAGATTTTCACTCTATGAAACAATCGAATGTTTTGAAACAAGAACAAATGTACGATTTTAGAGTAGTTATTACAAAGAAAGATATCAATATTATTCAATGCATTGTCACATTATTAAGAGCAATTCATATGTCAAATATGATTCTAACTAAACAACAACAAAATGATATAATCAATGAATATCATATGTTAGTAAAAGATGATATAAAAATAAGTGGTTATAACAAAAAATCATCAATACCTCTATTGGCACCTAAACCAGTAACACTCGAATTGTCAAATATGGTTGATCCAAAAAACTATGGAGCAATCAGTATTCTATCAGGATATACTGTAACCGAAAAGGCTGATGGTGAAAGAATCCTAATGTATATTAATGGAAATGGTAAAGTATATCTTATAAATAATTCATTACAAGTTGAATATACAGGACAGAGCGTACCTAAAGCATATTATAACAGTTTAATAGATGGCGAATACATACCTTGTGACAAAAGAAAAGATGATAGTTCAAAGAATTTATATGCTTGTTTTGATATGTATTATAGTGGTGGTAAATTAATAACATCATTACCATTAATTGACACCAATGCTTCGAGATATTCTAAACTTCAAGAAATTGTCAAACATATATCCAAAGGAGAAGTTGATGTAATAGTGAAAGAACATAGATATAGTGAAAATATACTGAGTGATGCAAAAGATATTTTAACAAATACAAAAACATTTCCATATGAAGTAGATGGTCTAGTATTCACACCTTCAAAACTTGCGGTATATTCATATTACACAAATCGAAATGTACAATTAACAGATAATGTTAAATGGGATAGGGTATTTAAATGGAAACCAGAGGACCAAAATACAATAGATTTCCTAATATCATTTGGGAAAACAATAACAAAACAAGGGATAAAATATAAAGAAATTAAACTCTATGTTGGATATAACACTTCACAATGGGAAAATCTTACAATTGAAAAAGCACTCAAATTAAGATATGATAAAGCTTATGCCAAAATGAACGATTTTAATTCATCAGCTTATATCCCAATTTTATTTAAACCCAAAACATTCTATACAGCTGGTGTTGAAAGTGCATATGTAAAAATTAATTCAAGTGGAGATATTAGAGCAATCAATGGTGATAAGATTGAAAACAACAGTATTGTAGAGTTCCAATACAACAATGATAACGATTTATATGTTAGCGAAAGATGGAAACCATTGCGTGTTAGAGATGACAAAACAAGAATATATAGAAATGAAAAAACTCTAAGTAAAACAGCAAATGATTACGGTGTTGCACTTAATATTTGGAGATCTATTCATAATCCAGTTACTATAGCAATGATAATGGGGAACGAAAACATATCTTCAAAACATGCGATAGAAAACTTGGATACGGAAGATATATACTATACACGAAATATTTCAAGAGATAATCTATTATCAGTTCATATGTTGAACTTTCATAATCAAGGAATTAAGAAATATCTGTATAAGGATATACCTAAGAAAAAAGGTTCACTATTAGAACTTTGCTGTGGTGACGGAGGAGATATGAACAGATGGATAGATTCTGGATACAATTTTATTTTAGGTATAGACTTTGTAAAACATAATATATATAATCCTGTAAGCGGTGGATATTCCAGAATGATGAAAAGACGTAAACAATTCATAAGAAAAGGCGACAATACTGCATATTTTCCAAATATTGTGTTCGCGGCAGGGGATTGTGCAGCATATATCAAGAATGGAGAGACCGCAAGAGCAATCAAAGATAATGAAAGTGAAAAAATATTGAAAATAGTAATGAATAAACAGAATTCATATGAGCCACATTTGAAATACGTTACAGGAAAAGGTGCGGACGGGTTTGATGTAGTATCATGTATGTTTGCTGTTCATTATTTCTTTGAAAACGAAGGAAAACTAGATGGATTTTTGCGAAATGTAGCAGACAATTTGAAACAAAATGGTGTATTCTTCTGTACATTTATGAATGGAGATAGAGTTCATAATGAAATAATGAAAAATGATGGCGATAAAATAGAAGGGATAAAACTAAAAACCGAAAATTATGAAGGGATGCCAGTATGGGCAATCATAAGGAGATATTCTAAAGAGAATACAAACATATATGGTAAAAAGATAGACGTATATATCGAAAATACAAAAAAACTCATTCCTGAATATTTGATATCATTTCAAACACTGGTTCAAAAAGCAAAAGACTTTGGACTTGAAATAGAAAAGACTGAAATGTTTGAAGAAACATTTGACAAAATCAAAAAAAATATAAACAAAGAAGATTTATTATACAAAGATATAATGGAACTGGATAAAGATGAAATACAGAAGAAATTTAGTTTTCTCAACCAATGGGCTGTTTTTAAGAAGATTTAGAGAAGATTGCTAAGTGTAGTGAGGCATAGTTGTGCACGATCGCTTACATTGTAACCATTGTTTGTAGAAAAGAATGATACAAGCAGTTTGATATTTTTTATGTTATTACACTTACAAATGTAATAATATACATCATTTGGTTTGATAAATGTGTTTGAATTTTCATGTAGCTGTCTGTATCGCAATTGAGCAAGATGAAAACGAATAATAGGTGGAAATTGTGTATCAAGCTCCTTATTCATCCTAAAGCGATTTGTTTTAGGATTATAAGTTGTTGTTGCTTTGTATAAGTTGTAAAGAATATCCTTTATTGTAGAAATAACAGTATGAATGAGATATGTAGGATCCATATCTCTCCCCTTATCGTCTTTTAGATCAATAGCGTTAGGATTATGATACATTGAAATATAATCTATAATTTTGAAATCTTTGTTGTTTTTCATATAGATTGAAAGAATATTTTGCCATATGTTTTGTTTACACGGATCTGTTTCCTCTTTGATAGAAATATTTTGAGGAGATAATTTTAAAAGCTCGATACCAATATCAGTCCTTTTTTTGACGATTATTCCATATGTTTGCTGTGTCTCGATATGATTATAAGCATCGTCAAATGTATGAAATTTCAACGGATAATATACATGAGGTAGATCTATTTTGTCCTCGAATATATCAACCTCGCATAAAGTTTCTCTGTTTTTGGAATTGATATGAACCAATACTTTATAATCGCTTCCATATTGTTGAGTGTAATCGATAATGTGTTTATTCTCATTGTGCAATAGAACAAACTCGTAAGCGAGCGATTTGTCAAGACCACTTGTGAAAATTGATCTTAATCTTTTTTCAATTTCTTCTTTATCAGTATTCATAATTTCATCTTCATTGAAATGTGAACGGAACATTGTCATAAGAGTTTCGTTCAACATATCTCCATGACTTTTAGAAGGATGTAAGAAACGAGATGAATTAACATCTGTACAAGTTGATGTACCGAAATACCATTCGTCCTTATAATTGTAAATAGTAATCATTGTTCCATCATATGCCTCTTGATATTGGTCATTTTCGTTGATAATTTCCATATATTTGTCTTTCGTCACACGAATGGGAATATTGTTAGCATAAGACACGACAATGTTGTTTTGAAGATAAAGTGAAAAGTCGAGCACGATACTCCTGCACTGATTGTAAATTGATTCATATTTTTCATCGACATTTTTGATATCATACGAGTTGTGAAGCAGAACAAGATGATCATTATTTTTAAATTTTTTTACCTGAAGAGAAGGCCACATATGATATTTTTTGAGAACATGAAGAAGACAATTGTGAAAAGAAGTGATATCACCATTGTTTTTTTCATCGAAGGTCTGGTTGATAATCTCATAAACACTTGACGGATATTCAACCTCCATATTTGAGTTATAATATGATCACAATCTTATATCATTTTTTTGTAATTTTGAACAATATTTGTAAAAAAGTATTTTTTTTGAATATAAAGATAACACGAATTTGACAATTATTATGAATACACCGAAGAAAGATTTTATAGAAGATGGAATGACAACGGAAGAGATACGAAAACAAGTCAAATACATAAGAGAATATTTACAGAAAGGAGGTAAATCAACAAAAGAAGACAAAATAGAACATCTCAAAAATGAATGTAGTGCCTTTTATCAAAGATATCCAATGCTGTTTGATATGACAACAAGTGACGATTTTAGTTTCGACAATTTAAATTATTTTTTGGAAATGCGAGAAAAAATAGTGAAGGATAAAATGTCATCACAGGAAGCTTCCGAAGAAATCGGTAAAGAATGGTTCAATAAATTCGTTGATTTGTCAAAATTAGAAAAAAAATAAATATCAATGAATAATAAGTATGAAGGGTTTTTCTTACAGTTTTTTAGATCCAAATGAGAATGTAGGAGTTCCACCTCCTATGCGACATGCTGGATTATATACAAGTGATGAATCATATCATGAAACTGTATGGAGCAAGGATTATAGAGGTCCTAGAATAGATCCAGATGCAATCAGTTATTCTCAACATTACAATGAATTAGCAAGAGGTCATATTCCAACAAATGTGAGACCCGGAAATAATTCAATAGAAAAAAACAATTACTCATTTAATGATGATAAATATAATAAGATATGCTTCAAACAAGCATAAGTTCGTGTATTACTCTTTTTTTGATTGTATTTTTGTTATCCTCAATTATCGTACAAATGTACTTATAAACATCATCGATTTGATCAAATGAAACTCCTCCAGTAATAAGAATACTACCGCTTTCGAAAATAGCAACAGTAACCTTTTTACAATTTCCATCACCAATTCCTGAACTTTTCCCAAAACAATTTGCTGAACATTTACAAATACCATCCTTTTTTTCATTGAAAGTATTCCAGAAATACTCAAGTTTGACACCTTGATAAACGTTTGGCTGGAAACTGCTTTTGTTGTTGTATTTACCACTGATTAAAATATTATGCAATTCTTTTCTTTTGATATTAAACTTATCCGTTTGTTCAATATCAGTATATATCTTCAAATCTGAATTAATCATACGTACCTTGAAATTTGAATATATAAGACGCGATAATGGATCTGTATCATTGTAATTTGTGATAAATATTTTTTTTGTCATGTTTGTATAAATATTTTTTATGTTTTGTATAATACTGTCAACAATGACCTTTGGATGATCAATACTTCTTATTCCGGTTAGTTGTATATTTCCATTTTTGAATATCTTGATGTTTGGAAAATATCCTTCATCAAACTTATAAACAACCGTTATTTGATTATCAAATCTTGTTTTTTTAGCAGAATTGTTCTTCGACTTTCGTTTCTTTTTGGGATTTATACCTCTTGTATTTTCGATACCTTCTTTTAAATACTGTATCCACGTAAAACAGTTTAGTTCTTGCGAAATTGATATATGTTCATACAGTATATTTAAATCTAAATTTACATCATTCCCAATATCCGCATTACAAGTTATGGTTGAAACACGATAAGGTGTGAAGATAAGATTTTGACTCATTTAAAGACACATATAAAGTACTTTATGCTACTCTTAAATCAATTTTTTATTATTTGCTTTTATTTATGAACTTTCTGAGTTCTTTTTTATATATGAGGTATTTACAGATTCATAGCTAGCCGGTAATGAAATCATTGGTGGAATATTCAACACATGTGTTGTCTCATTATCTATATGCATTTTACGAAAATCATCTATAGTCAAATTACCGTTGAACATTTTAAGCAAATATCTTGAAGGAGCTGGTCGTATATATTGATTGATTCCATATTTTTTCGCCATCATTTGTATTAAACTATTTATTTCCCAAACTTTATCACTTCCATTATAAGATGAAAAATTATAAGCATTTGCACATTGAAGAGAACAAAATGTACCATAAACTAAATATGTTTTATTTGTGTAACTCATTGGCATACCATAGATTTTAAAGTCTATACTGTGACAGCACCAAAAACAAGCAATATTATTTTCTGTTCTTACATTTTTTGGTATTATTGACTGTGTACATTCTTGATGTTCTTCCTTTTCCACATTATTAAAATCTTCATTGATATAACAACAATGACTTTCATATGGTAATGGTTCGTAATTATATTCCTTTGTCTTATCTACATTTATAATCTTGTCTATATGACTATGTGATAAAGGTAATTGTAATATTATATGCTCCTCTTTACATTCGACATTTTTAACTATAGTATTTAACAATGTCTTTTTACTTTTCTTTTCAACTGCTACTTGTTTCGGTTTTCGTGGCATTTTTATATTCTTATATCGTTTTATACTTATATAAATTTAATCATCTTCATCATTGTCTCCAATATCAACATCTTCGTAATCTTCGCGAAGGTCATCATTGTAATCCTCCTCGATTTCAATATTTTGTGATTTTTCTAAGGAAATACCCATTTTCTTGATTTCTTTTTCAAGTTGTCTTTCTTCCTGTGTCAATTTGTTCATTACTTTTAATTGTTCATTCTTATTTCTTTCTCTTATAGAATTGATAAGAAATGTATTTTCTTCAATTGTAGGCATTGTGGTGGAAGTTATATATTTTAACAAACTATTATATACATTGTTTGTGAAATCTTTTACAAATCCATAAGACACTTTAATAGATGCTGTTAATATTTCGTTTTGACTAGCATCTGGATTAAATGGAAGACACATTGCTCTTGCTAATATATAATTATTTATATCATTAATATATCTCTTATTCTCGTCATTTACTTGTTTGTTCAAGTCAGGAAGCTTTCTTATAATATCTGTAAGTGATTTTGATGCCTCCTTCAAAAGCATTGTCTCTTCTTCATTTCCAGGATACCAAATAAAAATAGTATTCAAATACTTCAATAAATTTAAGTGATGATTTTTGAATATTTGTGATTCAAATTCTGGCTTTTTCTTATTTCCAGAAGTTCTTATCAATATGTCAATATATGACATCGATTTACTCTGTAAATATTTGGATCCTTTGCTATTGATATTTTCAACTATTTCAAGTGGTAACAAAGAACTATTAACATTATTTACCCATTCAAATATATCAGTACTATCATGATCTGTTATAATTCCATGGTTATTAAAACTTGAATTGTTTTTATTATTTGTTAAAGACTTGGGAATATAAAACATTTTTTTCGATTTTTTGACAGTTGCTCTTTGTTTTGAAAATTTGTTTTTCGCATCCCTTAAGTCTGTTCTGTTTATACCAATAATATCACTATCTGGAACAAAACTGTCTCCAATCTTTTGTAGACAACATCCAAGTAAAAATTTGTGGATTTTTTTGAATTTATATCCAGGCATATATATCAAAGCTTGAATATAATCATTTAATACCTTCTCGTGTCTATTATTAGACGACAAAGCATTCTTTAAAGTTTTATAAGCGTCTCTCCCTTTATTTTTTTTATTTTCTTTAATATTAACTTTAATATATTCTAATTCATTTGCGTACTGATCATTAAATATTTTGAGACAGGATTTTAAGATATCATTAGGAACAGTATATATAACCTCTCTTTCAAAAACATCATTTGTTATTTCTGATAAATATACAATAACACCCGTTTTTGAATCTTTATCTACAGGGGCACCAGACAAAGACCATTTATCAACATATTCAACCATCATTCTGTCTGGATCGAAAATTAAGAAATCATTCATATGATCTTCTAAAATCTGTATTGTCCACCAACAAAGACCTGTGAAAATCATTTCAAATAGATTTTTGGTGTATTGTTTATTATATTCTTTTACATGTTCAGTAATATTATCATTATCAGTATTTTGAATCATATTAGGTGTAAGTTTTGTAAGGTTTTCAATATAATCATTTGTGTATGAAATGTCTTTATCAGTTAAAATGGATTGTAAAATATTGAATTTAGTTGGTAATCCAGCATAGTATTTATATAACTCCTCGGTGAGCGACTCATAATTTAAAAAAAGAGCTGAATTACCTTGAATTTTTTCAAAAATCTTCAAAACTGTTTCCATTATTTCCCTAAACCCTTTGTTGTTTTTGTATCTAAAAGAAACTAGGATCTTTTCATTATTCAAAAGATCAGGTATATAGTTATTTTCAACATCATTTTCGCGATCTATCATTCCTTCAAAATTTTGATCATTTTTATAGACTGGTGGTATACCATCGTAATTTGAAAAATCATTAGCTAACTTGACATCTTTTGCTTCTTTGTGAAAATCAACAAATTTTATATCATAAAGATCTTTAAAATTTGGTTTATTGTTTTCATCAATTGACTTTATCAATGCATCAACATCATTGTAATCGGTTTGTTTAATATCATTTATTGTTTTGATAGCATTATCAATAGATTGAATTTCTTTATAGTCTTTAATATTTGTGACAATATCCTCTATTTTCATATCATTATTTTGAATAGACTTAATCATATCTTGGAAATTGTTGAAAATTAGTCCCGGAAAATTTATGTTAACCTTTTCGTCACTTAGTTGTGAAACAAGAATATCGTATTCTGTTATCTGTTGTTGAGGTACAAGTTGAATTATATTTTTCAAATATTTAACATGATTTTGTTTAGCATCATTATAAGTTATTGGTTTTGGAACATATTTTAATGTCTTGATTATATCAGGTTTTGTTTCCAAAATATGTTGATAGTGATTTCTCAATTTATTGTAATCATCAACTGATATATCATCATACGATGTATCATAATGAGAAAGAATGTTATTAACAGTTTGATAATTGATATTATCTTCAGGTAGATTACTCAATATATCACCAATTTCTGGTTTGACATCACGAATAACCTTATCAATACTGTTATAAGAATCTGTTTTAACTAAGTTGATACTTTTTGTATGTTCAAACTTTGATAATATCTTTTGAGAGAGATAATCTTGAATTGTATTTTTTGGTTTTTTATAATATACTGCTAAAACTGGAACATTAATATCGTCATTAGAATCGACTGTATAAAACAAATTGCGATTATTATCTTGTACTTCAATAATTGTTTTGGAAACAGGTTTCAATCGCAATTTTTGAGATTGATCATCATAATCAATAGCAAAAAAAAGTTTATTCTTCGCGTTTTGAGATCGATTATATTGTAGTTTGGTCAGTTTTAGGTTGTCATGAATAAAAGATTCTATATCTTCGTCATATTGTTTTTTAGTTGCTTCCGTTATAAAAACATAATTTTTGTGATCTTTTTTGTTCTTGTAAAATAAATCTGTCAAGTTCTCAGCTTTATTAGAATCTTGAAAGAAATTGTATAATTCATCATATATTTCTTCACGTGAAAATGCTTTAAAGTCTGGATTATCTTTTATCATATCATCTATGGTTATAATTTCATAATACTCAATTTCATCCAATTGTTCATCGAGTGTAATAATATTATCACCCATTTATAATCTATTTATTATCAATAAATTTATTCCATTCATTTTTGATAATACTTATTTCGTCTACGATTCCATTACAATTATTGGAAAGAAATAGTATAAACTTATTGATATCGGTTTGATTATCAAGAGTAAGTTTCAAAACCATTTCTGCTTTGAGTGGATGAGGGCAAATATATCCAATATACGAACAAGTTAAGTCACTATTTGTATTTTTGTTTCGAATGTATTTATCATGAATAATAGATTGTATAATATTACCAAGAGTATCGTCTTCATCTTGAACAATAAATTGAAATGTATTATCCATATTATCACATTTAGCGATAATAACCTTATCAGTATTACCCGAAGTAATATTATTTGAAAATGTTTGTAATTTTTGGGAGATAATATCGAGAGATTTATTGATAAGAAATTTGGAACTTACATGAGGATTGATGGGTTCTATTTGGAAATGGATTTTAGTAGCTTCACCGTATTTATTTTTATGAAATGATCTTGCTTTATCCAGAACATTCATATCTTTTGTGAAAAGACTTTCATCTTCTATGTAAAAGAAGTTAGCAAGTGAAACTGGACTAAATGCTGCATTAAATCTTGCATTTTGTTTGACAACTTTAGCTTTAAAATGAAGTTCTTCATTTGTCCGGAGTCTTGTGATAAGTATATGTGAGTTTGAAACAGAATTTTTTGGAAAAATAGTTGAAAGTTGAACATTTGAAAGTTCTTTTCCATCCAATGTACCTTTGATATGTCCAGTATCAACATTCATTGTCCCAATGCCATTATTTTTGACATTAAGTTCAAGAACCATACTATTGTCTTCATAATTATCAATTTGATCTTCAGTCAGGCAGATTGGGATGAGACCGATCCTATGAGTCATAATTTCGTTATGGAGACCGCCAATGTTTTTGATAATTTCTACAGTTGGTTCAACTTCTCCAATGATACCAGGAATCATGATTTCTGTCAACAAAACACGACGAATACCATTTATAATTGATATGTCAACATTTTCAATATCAAATTCGCACATATTTGAAGCATCATTTTTATCATGACGATAATTATTAAACATTCTTTTCTTAATATGTATTGACATATTGTTTATGTCATTTTTTAATAAACTACCAAATTGTTATCTTATTCAAAATCATGAATATGATAATAAAAAAATAATACTCCCGCTGGGAATTGAACCCAGATAGCCGCGTCATAAGCACGGTAGACTAACCATTGTCTTACAGGAGCAATGTTATCAACTGAATGGTACTAACTACCACCGAGGCTAGTCCTCTAACTAGGGATCTCGCACCCTTGCTGTCTATATATTGACATATATTCTTATATACTTTTTCTCTTAAGTATTTCAAATTCTTTCCAACTTTTCAGCCTCTACTTTGATTATGTCTACATAATCCTTAATGTAATCATATTCACATTCATGATCAATGCGGTGTTTCAGACAAAAATTATATCCACATCTACACAAATTTGTTATTTCATCAAGTTGTGATATTTTACGTTTGCATATATGACATTGTTTTCTCATTTTATCAATCTACTATATATTGTAATTTTTTTAGTATTGACATAGCTTTGGATTTGATTTTGTCACCAGGGTCGTCCGTTACCACTTTGAAATCTTCATGTGTTGAATTCCTTGTATGAATACACTTTGTTTTTATTTCTCTCATCTCCTTTACTAATGACTGAATGCTAACAATCAAATAATAAATTATTCCAATAAAAACACAACTGATGATAAAAAGTGTCAAATCCATTATTTTATGTCAAGAAAAATATTATACATTCTTGTAAAATATGATATTATATAAAAAAATGACGATATATATATTATATTTTCAATCAAAATGCACACCGGAATTATTTCTTTTGCTAATAGAATCGTTCAAAATATTAAAATGAATGATTCTAAAGATGTAATATTAAAACAACTATATTCTTTGTACAATATTCAAATTATTCAAAAACAATTTCACAGACTTGACGAAAACAATATTAAACATATTGTCAATAATTTTCACCTTTGTTCCTTGAGATCTAACGGTAACCCTTACTACATTTTCTTTACCCTTTACAATGATATCCCAATCATCTACTTTATAGACAAAAAAATACATCCTGGTTATCAAAAACCTAGAATTTTGATTGTTAGAGGTATGTTTTCAAAAGAATTATTTAAAAATACTCTTATTGATGGAGAAATGGTTAAAAAAAATGATGGTAAATGGACATTCCTTATGAATGATGTTATTTCATATGAAGGTAATTATTTGTCAAACGTTCCTTTAACTGAAAGATTGAAAATTCTATATAAAATACTTCATAAACAACACACTCCAGATGATGTCATTGACGTTTGTGATTACAAAATTAAAAATTATGTTTATGTTTCTCAAGAAGGTATTAACGAATTACAAAATATTTCCAAAAAACTCGACTATACTTGTAGAGGTATTTATATATGGTCTTCCAATCTACGTTACAAAAATAAATTAGTCAATTTTAATGACGATAATATTGTTAATGTTGTAAGAAAAGTTAAAGATGAAACTAAATTTCAAACTCTTGACAATCAAGAAGAAACACTCAAAACAAGTCATTCAATTAATATCAAAGGTGTTCTTCAAGATAACAAAAAAGTATTCTGGATGATGAAAACTGATTATCCAGATGTTTATGAATATTATGACGGAGATAACACTATGATTGCAAATAAAATAGGAACTTCTCTTATACCAGATCTTGCTACTAGTCTAGCTATAAGAGAAGAAATGAAAAATAAAAACGCAGCCTCACTTTTGAAAGTAGAATGTTGTTTTCATCAAAGATTTAATAAATGGTATCCTGTCCATATTATTTAGTTTTGAACAATCTTTTATATTCAAGACTTACTATATTATGAAGAGATTTGAAACTTTCTCTTTTTAAAGGATTTCCATGTTGAGTACTATGTAATAATGATGTGAGAAAACCTTTCTCCTTATTATTATTGGTGACTACAATTTGTAAGTTTATAAAAGCATCTAATATATATGAAAATGAAAAAACATCAGCTTTCAATGCTAACTGTTTATCAAAAATATGGTCTAATTTATTTCCACTTTGAAATAATATGTCAAGAAAATCTTCAATTTGGTCTTTAAATTTTTTTCTGTTCAAACTTACTTCAAAAAAAGACTTATCGTAAAAATTGATTATATCTAGATGATTCAATAAGCTTTTTTTGTCAGTGTATACCCTCTTCTCACACACAATGTAATATATATAATATTCAGGAGCATAGAAATATTTATATTTCTTCTTTCTTATTAATGACTTTTTACTATAAACATGGTCCAGTTTTGATAACAAAGAAAAGTCAATTAAAGATATTTTTTTGTTGTTGAATAAAACATTATCAGGTTTAATATCATTATGAACTAAATTGCTTTTTTGAAATTTTATCATTCCCTTCAAAAACACTTGTAACATTGATATAAATTTCTTGTAACTTATCTTATCAGTTACTTGATCAATTGGTACACCACCATTTTCCATAATCAGTTGATAACATATCTTATCATACACAAAATATTTATCATCATCAATACATCTTTTGATTCTATAATCTGTAAATGTATCATACTTAACCCAATGTGCACCTTTCAGTTTGACAGTGAAATCATTGTTCGCATCAATTTTGTTCATTTGTTTTCCAATTTTTAATTCAAAATCAAATATTTCTTTGTTTTGAACTTTGAATATTTTTGATACATCATTTTGTTTTTTGTTTTTGTAAGGTATGATGGTCTTGACAATACTTTTTTTGTCAATAACGGGTTGATCAATTAAACACCCAAAACCTCCAGAAGCTATGAGAAACATGATTTCCTACTTTGTTCCAAGATAAAAAAGAATATTTTGCAAATCAATTCTTTCATTTGGGTGGAATTTACATGTCAGATTATAAAGGTTTTTGAAATACATGTGTTCATCATCTGTTACTTCAACAATTCTTTTCAATAAATTTAAAATAATGTATGATGATGCATATATATCACATTTGTATGCCATGGATAAAGAAAAGAAATCTATAATATTGTTACAATATTTCAAACTAAATATGATCCTTTTAAAACCATCGAGATATTCTAGAAAAAAACGATTTTTATCACTGTTAACACTACACCAGTGTTTTAAGTAATACATGTGAATTTCTTTGTAAACTGACGATTTATTATCAAGAAGATTTGAAAATAAAGCATCTATATCTTTGATATTCTGTATATTGTATTTTTTCAATAAGAAAAAGACATAAAATTCAGGAGGATTGAATGGATATATATTAGATAATGTAAAATCACTTTTCACATAATTAAAGACATCTTCAACATGACAAGAAAGTCCAAAGTCTATTATTTTCAATTTGTCGCCATTAATAAGAATATTAGTAGGTTTTACATCTCTGTGCACAATATTTTTGGAGTGTATACTTTGTATACCTTTGAAAAACTGTATTAAAAAACATTTTGCTTCTTGAAAAGTAAATGAATGAATGTCGTTATTCAGTGGCAATCCTCCATAACCAAATATTATTTGAAACATTGTAGAATGTTTTATATTTATAACCTTTTGGCAATTTATTGATTCCTTATGTATGTCGCTTTTTTTAAAAATAACAGCCCCTTTAACAGGTACCGTAAACCGAGTGTAATCTTCAATTTCCATAATTACCTTGAGCATATCCAATTCATTACAATAATCTTCATTATCATCACTATATGTATATATTTTAGAAACATCTTTTTCACTAACATCTTTGTATTCAATATCCCATCGTACATCTGGGTTTAACATTATTGCAGGACTTATGACAACAGCATAACTACCTTTTCCCAAAATATAGAAGTTTTGTGTAGAATTGTTAATCATGAATCGCAACAACTTTTGTTTTATGTACAATATAGAAAAAAATATTAACACTCATATAATTTATCCAATATACACATTTCCTTTTTCAATAAGATATTGAACATTTATATTGGCTATTGGAATATCTTTGGAAAATTTACATTTATCTCTTTCAAGAATTGGATGTTCTTTTAATAAAATGTTTTGAAATTCAACTTGAGAAGGTTTTAATGAACAATCAACATCCTTTTTTATATTTTGTTTTACGACTGGCTTGTCTTGTTTTTTTAGATCGACACTATGTTGTGTATTTTGGAAATCAAAATTTGAAATATATACGATAATGAAAATACCAATTACTATACTGAAAACAATAAAACTTTCATTCATTCTTAATAAATTAAAATATTTTATTCATCATCAATGAACATTATTTTTTCTTGTTTGTTTTCGTTTGCTGTTTGAAGTTCTACATTGTCTATAAAATATTTAATAGTGTATCCATTAGATTTATAATATTTTATTCTTGAATAACCTTTTGTTTTGAAGACAGAGAATTCATCCCATATATCAATACAAAGAGGAGTGTACTTTCTTTCATTTGGCTTTTCTCTTAAAATTCTCCCGATAGATTGTTGAATATCTGAAATAGGACTTGCAAAGATCACCGTATTAAGTGAAGGTATATTCATTCCTTCAGCAGCCATTTGATAGGTTGCTAAAATGATTTGCTTTTCACTTGATATATCTAGATTATTTTGTGTCATTCCTCCCACGTAATACCCAATACTATCATTAATTTCTTTCACAAGAGTTTCTATTTTCGATAAATGCTGTCTTCTTTCTGATAATATCAATATTTTTCTATCACAATCTTTATTCAAAACTTCTTTTAGAAGATTTATTATAAATAAAGTTCTTTCTTCGAAAGCACAAATATTGTTTATCATAGCAGCAACATTTGGTTTTCCATTCCATAACAATCTCTTTGAACTATAGTCTACGCTGGGATTGAAATATTTGTGCATTTCAACAATAACCTCTATTTTTTCTTTGTTTACAAGTTTATATACCGATTTACCAATAAAGTTTTCAAATACCTTACGCATACCATCTTTTCTATTCAAAGTTGCACTTAATCCTAGAATAACAGGAGAATTCATTTTTTTGAAAGCTCTTGAAAATACTTCTGCTCCAAGATGGTGTACTTCGTCGATTATAACAAGACCAAACTCTTTGAAAATATTAATATCATAATCTCTAATAGCCAAAGATTGCAATGACGCAATAACAATATCTTTATCAACGTAATCAATTTTCGATTGCTTTATTTTTCCAATTTTGGCTGTAGGGACAAACTGTTTAACTGTGTCTTGAAATTGTTGATTCAAGAAATCTTTATGTGATACAAACATTGTTTTAACTTTCAACTCGCAAGCAATGTAAACACTCATGATAGTTTTACCGAACCCACAAGGTACCGAAATAATACCTCCTCTTTTAAGAGGATTTTTAGCAGCTTCTAAAAAATTATTGACTGGTGCTAATTGTTGTTGACGGAGAGTTCCATTAAATTCGAGATTTTCACATTTATTTTTATCAAGAAGAAGTTTATCATTGTCAGGAATACCAAATTTTTGTAAACCATAATATCTTGGAACATAAAGGATCTTTTCAGTTTCATTATATATTGTGAAACTTTTCATTTCATCATTACCTAAAGAAAAGTTTGCTGTAGGTGTCATAGTCAATTCCTTTTTTAAATCATCGATCTGTTCATTGTATTTTTTTTTTGAAATTCCATAACCGTGTATTGACAATACTGTAGACATTACACTCAAAAATATAATACAGATTCATTTTTTTATATAATGCTAATTATAGAAAGATTATATGCTAAAAGAATCTTTGAGAGTTTTGGCAATTGTGCTGTTACTAACAGTTGCTATTCTTGATGATTTCCCTTTTTATAATAAAATGAAGGATCCTACAACTCAACTTTTTTTAGCAATCGTAGTAATGTGTATGCTTATATATGATTCTCTTTTTGGATTTTTTATGGGACTTGTATTGATGTTGATATATTATGAAATATATAAGAAAATCAAGATCACCAAAAACAATAATAAACAATTACAAGAATCAGGCGAAGCTGATAAATCACAATCTACAAACAACATTATGTTGTTGGATTATATAACTGACGAACATCTTGTATCTGCACAAAATAATGTAGTAGATAAAAATAATTATAATACAGAGGTAAAAGGATTACCAAATGGATTCAATAATGAAGGATTGTACAGTGCACAAGGTATCGATAAGAAAGGTCTTATAATGTCTGGTTTTGATTATAATGACAAGTATTTTTCCTTAGCGTAAATAATAATGAATAGTAAAAACAAAAGTATATATGCTTCTTTACCAATAATACGCATTTTGAAGTTTTCTGGCAATTGAGATATTATTTTTTCAAGGATGGTTGTGTTAAACATTAAGGCAACAATCAATACTACTATGATGGAACTTTTCGCAATTTCAAAATCAAATATTGATGATGACGAATTAGGTGAAGAATTATATTTTAGATGATTAAAATCATCATTCGGTTGTTGAGAAACATATTGTTGTTCGATAATCTGTGGAATTTCATAAATTGGGTCTTGTATAATGGGTTCTTCTTCTGGTTGTTTATATTTCTCAAACTCTTTTAATACTGTATTTACAGAAGGATCATCAGTTATCGAATTATTTTCACCAGATGTCTTAAGTGGTAGATTTTGTAAAGGTGTCGACATTTGTATTGTTTCAGTGTTCATTGGAATTGACGCCATGTTTCTTTTATACTAAAAGATAATATCAAAATAAGAACTATGAAAACGCATTTTAGATTTTATTTATAGGTGAATCAGATTCACTATATGGTAAAAGAACATTTTCTTTATCTTCACATTCAACGACATAAGGTTCGTATTCAAAACATTTGTCTTCTATTTTGAAAACTTTCCCAATAAACTCGTCTGGATGTGGTGCAAAATATTGAATACAATTATCTTTGCAAACCTTTTTAAAAAGGACAGAAATTCCAAGTCCACATAAAAAACTGAAAAGAAAATTACCGATACTAGTGTTCATTAAATTATATACAATAGTATTTGTAATATCGCGTTTCATCTTTTTCAAAAGGAACCTCTAAAAAACAAAAATATTATATTATTGGTTGTTTAATAACTTTGCTGGTACATTTTACATTTTTGGATTTAACTTTGTAACAATCTCCACTAAGACCTTGATAAACCAAATTTTCTGCATTGAATGGGTTTGGATATTTGATAATTTTGGTTTTTTCTAATGATTTCAAATTTGTGACAATAAACCCAGTTACCAAACCAATAAAGAAGAATATCAAACTAAACTTCATCTTTTAATAAATAATAATTTTTTATTTATCCTTAATACATCTTTTGGTTTTAACATTGAGTTTCTTACCTGGTGGACATTTTAATACCCTAGTTATAATATGATAAATATATTTTCTAGCATCATCAATATCATCATGTGTAAAATCTTTTTCTGTAGGAAATTTACCATATTTGATATAGTATATAAAATACATAATTGTAAAAACCCCACAGTTCTCTACATCATCAAGTTCTTGCAATATTGGATTTTCAGCAGTAAATACATAGTCGTATTCTATCTTTGTTAAATTAGGACGTTTATCAACTAACCAATCTATTAAAAAATGTATATTTTCTGCAACATCTTGATATTCATTACCATAAGGATCTAGTATATAGATAACTTGTTTAAAAGGATCAATGATACCAGAAATCCAATGTGAGTTATCTATATTGATAGGGATAATAACCTTTTTGTTGTTCCAATCAGTGTCTATATTTTTCAAATATCCTTGTAAAAGGTCATCTAAATCTTCTTCTTTTTCTCTCATTATACTGAAATCATAATACAATTCTGCATTTAATAAGACAAATTTATTATTGAGTTCTTCGTCTTTAATAAGCTTTTCAAGAAACAAATTTAAAGTAATACTTGATAATTGACCGTCTAAAATGGCATCAGCGTCATCATTGTCAAATGCTACAACTTGACCATAAAACGTACGTACAAATGCATCTTTTTGTTTTTTCCAAAATTTGGTATCATCTTTATGATCTTTGTCATCTAATTGCCAAAATTTGTCTTGTTTTGGGACATCAATATTAGAAGGCATTTCTTTAGGTAATTGGACTATTCGAGGATTTTCTTTTTGTTTGGAAATAATACCGGTATCAAGTTTTTTGTTACGAGTAATATCGAATGTGAAAATATCTTCAATTGGTTTATATGTGAATTGTTTTCCAAGTATTTTGTACAAAGCTTCCTGAGATGGTTTCTTTTCATAATTTTTGATTAATTCTTGTTTTTCTTTCAAAAAGACTTCATATTCGTTATTTTGTATATTTCTTAGTGATTCAAAATTTTCCAAATAATACCTATATTTTTCATTTATTTCATTTTGTTTTTGTTTAACTTCTTCATCATATTTCATCAATTGAGATTTGACATGATCAATTGACTTTCTTTCGTGAATATGATCAAAAATAGAATCTAATATATCATAAGAGTCGATTGTCATAATCAATCAAAATCTATAATATAACTATAAAAAAATTAAAGGGTTTAGGTTTTAATATTTTCATCTTCAAAGATTCCTTTATAATACTCATCAATATTGTTATCGCCTCCGTGTTGTTCTTCGTAGAATGTGCGTGGGACATATTTTAAAACTGTTTTTGGTTTTTGACATTCGTTTTGTTGACTATAATATCCTTGTAAAACCAAAACAGTTCCTACAAACAAAAGAAATATGGCGAAGCTTTTCATCTATTATAATAAAAAAAGAAAAATAATCAAGGTTTAATTTTACACTTCCTCATTTTTGAGTTCTTTGTTTTCAGTCCAAGGGTCGGTTTTTTCAAGAGCTTCTGCGATATTGTTAACATCTGTGTTATTTGTAGATGAAGAATTAACAGCTTCTTGCTTTCTTTTCTCAAAGACTTCATCTTTGTTTTCCATATTTTCCTTGTATTTTTTCATTAGAGTATTAAGTTGAGTTTCTCCATATTCTTGGTTTTGAAGATCATTTGGATTTGGGGACCACGGGCACCAACATCCAACTTGACCGATGAAAATATCAAATTTATCGTCAATCTTCTTAAGAAATTCTGATCTATTTTTAGCTTCTTCAATTGTGTCAAAAGTTCCTCTTACTTTAATACCACGCATAGTAGTTTGAAAATTATTATCACGATGATAATCTGCTTCAATATCAGAAGAATTTACAGATTTAAAAAACTTGAATTGTTCGTTCATTTCACTAGGGTCATAAAGATAATTATGATTGTTTTGAATAGTTTGAATCATTTCTTGAGAATCGGGAAATTTTGTTTGTAGACCTTCAAAAAGCATCTTCATATCTTGACCAAATTTTTCAATATATTTTGAAAAATAGTAAGATTCTTTGTTTACAATAACATCTTCGGGACTAAGGAACGAAAGAAGTACATAGTTTTGCCCCCTGATTGATTTATCTTCATCTAGATAATCATGTTCCTTTACTGAAACATTTTGCGCTGGTTCCATTTTATAAAATAACTTTATAAAATCTTATATAGTTTTTAAATGATATATCAAAAAAAAATCTTTATAGATATTATAAAGATATAATAAGAAAAATGGAGTATTCATTTGACATGCATGAAGCAGTAGTTCGTTTAATCAAATATTTACTAGAAGGTTTATCTGTTGGACTTGTCGCTTGGGCCATTGCTAAGCCCAAACTTGACACAATGCAACAAATTATGATAATTGCTTTAACTGCCGCAGCAGTGTTTTCTGTCCTTGATGTATTAGCACCCGCTGTATCTGCCGGAGCTAGACAAGGTGCTGGTCTAGGTGCTGGTTTCAAATTAATGGGTTTTCCTTAAATAAATAAATGAATGATATTATTTTTGTAACTTTTCTATATGAGAGATTTATAATAGAGGAGATGGATGAAATTCATATTTCAAATCTTCACATATTTTTTTCCAAATTTGATCTTGAACGTATAACTTTTCTCGACTTTTTAACAATGGAAAATATCTCAAATATTCGTTGAATCCAAGTATTTGAAAAAACTTATATAATACATAACTATATGATAGGAAATTCTTCCTATCTTTTGGACAATGTCTAAGAAAAGGTCCTTGAATGTCTCTAAACATCAAAAAGAGCTTTTCTTCCAACTCCGGTGAAAAATTGGGAGTTGGAATACCGTTTATACGATTTATAATGTAATTTATGTGTTCATAATATTTATTTATTCGAAGTCTTTTCAAAATTTCTCGCATTTTCGAATAGGTAATATTTTTGGTATTAGATATCTTTTCTTTTTTTATTTCATTAAGAATCTTTTCAAAAACCTCGTTTGGAATATCAGTACTTTCTTTCCCCTGTACTTGATTACACCATTCGCGGAAATGGTTAATTCTTTTATAACTGAAATGTGATGTATCTTTCACATTTTGTTTTAATATTGGTCTATTTTGTTCAACTAAAAGTAATTCTTGAAACCCGCATTTTTCACAAATAATAATAGCATCATGTTGAAAACAAGTCATTTGTTCATTACATCTTTTACATAGTTCTAAGCCACTGTTATCAATTTTTTTGATATGATTCTTGTTTGTTATAGTAAGATATTCATCTACCAAATCACTTTTATCTTTAGTTTTAGATTCATGAATTATATCATCATTTTGTTTTTCTATATTATCGCATTTTGAAATGTTATTTAATGCATCTAATATAGTCTTGTTAGTTTGTTTCACAATTGGTTTTGAATGTTTTTTATTACTTTTTGATTGTTTATCAATAAGTTCATAATAATTAAATAGAATATCGCTTGTATTAGTATAATATTCCATTTCATCATACTTTTTCTTGTTATTCTTAATAGAACCATCAAGGGTTTGTATTTCTTCTTTCAAAAATATATTTGAACTCCATATTTCATTATAATTATCATCACTTGTATTTGATTTTGCAATAATATTTTCAATTTGTTTTTGAGCTATCATCAAAGAATTATACATTTTTTCTTGTTCTTTTATGACTTGAATATTTTCTTCAATATTATTTATCATTTTACCATGCATTACATCCAATGTAAATAGTTTTTTGCCATCTTCAGAAACATGTATTCTTTTCTTTGATGTTTTCTCTTTAAACATTAATTTAAGTTGTAGATAAATATTACAGATACATTCTTAAGTATTATATTTTTTTTCTTGTATTATAGTATAAAGAATATAACAATAAAATGGGTGGTGGTCTTCTTCAATTAGTCGCTTATGGCGCTCAAGATGTTTATTTAACCGGTAATCCCCAAATTACCTTTTTCAAAGTTGTTTACCGCAGACATACTAACTTTGCGATAGAATCTATCCAACAAACCTTCAATGGTGTTTCTTCATACGGTTCTCAAATCTCAGTCACTGTTTCACGCAATGGTGATTTAATTAACAGAGCCTATATTCAAGTTAATGTCCCTAAACTCAGCAATTATGATGCTGGATCAACAACTGCTCCCAGCTATGTTAATTACTACGGTCTTCGTCTTCTCAAAGATGTTGTTGTCGAAATTGGTGGACAACAAATTGATAAACATTATGCTGATTGGATGTATATCTGGAATGAACTTTCACTCCCTGTTGGCAAAAAACAAGGTTATGATTTAATGGTTGGTGCCGATGGTGAAGATCTCAGTGCACAAACTACTGATACCAGAATGTTATATATCCCTCTCGAATTTTGGTTCTGCCGCAATGTTGGTCTCGCACTCCCTCTTATTGCTCTCCAATACCACGAAGTCAAATTCAAGATCAATTTCGAATCTATTGACAAATGTATCAATAATTCATCTGGAATCACTGATAACAAATTAGACGCTTCAATGTGGATTGATTATATTTTCCTTGATACCGATGAACGCAGACGTTTCGCACAACTTTCTCACGAATACCTTATTGAACAACTTCAATTCACTGGTCAAGAAAATCTCTCAGTCAGTGGAAATAACAGATACAAACTCAACTTCAATCATCCTTGCAAAGAACTTGTATGGGTTTCCAAAAACAGTGGCATGTCTGCGTGGTACAATTATACCAATGCTGAAAATAAACTAACTGCTGGTACTGTTGGAGTTGATGAAACTGTGACTTATCCTGTACCAGCAACTGGTTCTAATCCTATTACTAATTGCTTACTTCAACTTAATGGAAATGATCGTTTCGCTGTACGTGACGGTTCATATTTCAATTTTGTTCAACCTTACCAACATCACACCAACATCCCTACTAATAAAGGTATCAATGTGTACTCTTTTGCTCTTAAACCCGAAGAACACCAACCTTCCGGTACCCTCAACATGTCACGTATAGACACTGCTGTACTTTCATTAGAAGCTAGATCTGGATATCTTACTGGTCAACAAACTGGAACTTTACATATTTATGCCCTCAACTACAATGTCCTTCGCATTATGTCTGGCATGGGCGGTCTTGCCTACAGCAACTAAAAATTTTAAATCTCTCTTTTTTTTTCTTGTATTATAGTATAAAGAATATAACAATAAAATGGGTGGTGGTCTTCTTCAATTAGTCGCTTATGGCGCTCAAGATGTTTATTTAACCGGTAATCCCCAAATTACCTTTTTCAAAGCAGTCTACCGTAGACATACCAACTTTGCGATAGAATCTATTGAACAAACTTTCAGTGGAACTCCCGGATACGGACAGCGTGTAACAAGCACCATCTCCAGAAACGGAGATTTAGTACACCGTGTATATCTTGCCTTAAATTTAGATAGCATTGATGAGAATTTATGTAAATTCTTTGGTCTTCGTCTTTTAAATTACGTAGAAGTTGAAATTGGTGGTCAAAAGATTGACAAACATTATTCTCATTGGATGTACATCTGGAATGAACTTTCTCTTCCCGTTTCCAAGAAAGCAGGTTACAACAGAATGGTTGGTTCATCTGGCGGTGTCCCTGGAACAGATATGGAGACCAGACTTTATGTCCCTCTTGAATTCTGGTTCTGCCGCAACGTTGGCCTCGCACTTCCTTTAATCTCTCTCCAATACCATGAAGTTAAAATCAATATTAATTTCGAAACTGCCGCTAAATGTTCTGGAACTGGTACTGCTCTCACTAAATCATTCAGTGCTTCATTATGGGTTGATTACATCTTCCTTGACACTGATGAACGCAGACGTTTTGCTCAACTCTCCCATGAATACCTCATTGAACAACTTCAATTCACTGGTCAAGAATCAATGACAACCAGTGAAATGAAATCAAAACTCAACTTTAACCATCCTTGCAAAGAACTTGTGTGGGTTGTTACTGACAGTAGCGCCGATGAAAACAATTGGATGAATTATACTACCAATTCTACAGATGGAACCAATAAACTCCTTCTTGCCGATAAGACTGATACTGAAATCTCAAATAAATTATCCGCAAACTGTATTGCTAGTGTCAATCCTATCAAAACAGCTAAACTTGTTCTTAATGGAAATGACCGTTTCTCTCAACGTGATGGTCTATATTTCAATCTTGTACAACCATTCCAACATCACGAAAATGTTCCTTCCAATGCTGGAATCAATGTCTACTCATTTGCTCTTAAACCTGAAGAACACCAACCTTCTGGAACTCTCAATATGTCTCGTATTGACACTGCCAATCTTAACATTTCCAGCGATTCAACTTCAAACAGTACCAGAAATCTCAATGTTTTTGCCGTTAACTACAATGTCCTTCGTATTATGTCTGGTATGGGTGGTATCGCTTACAGCAACTAATAATAAAAATAATACATCTCTTTTTTTTTCTTCTATTATAGTATAAAGAATATAACAATAAAATGGGTGGTGGTCTTCTTCAATTAGTCGCTTATGGCGCTCAAGATGTTTATTTAACCGGTAATCCCCAAATTACCTTTTTCAAAGTTGTTTACCGCAGACATACCAACTTTGCGATGGAATCCATTGAACAATCATTCAATGGTAACAACAATTTCGGCTCTACTGTCAGTGTTCTTATTACACGTAATGGTGATTTGATACACCGTATCTATTACAGTGCTAAAGTATCCAATACCGACTCTACTACTACCAATTCTTTCGATTTAGTTCCTTATTTCGGTCAAAGACTCCTCAAAACTATTGAACTTGAAATTGGTGGCCAAAAAATCGACAAACATTATTCAGAATGGTTATACATCTGGAATGAACTTTCAATGCCTGTAGGTAAAAAAGAAGGTTATCTTAAAATGGTTGGTGGAACCAAAGATCATTCAAATATCGCACTCAAAGGCACTGAAAAATACGAAGTTTATGTTCCTCTCGAATTCTGGTTCTGCCGCAACGTTGGCCTTGCGCTCCCTCTTATTGCCCTTCAATACCATGAAGTTAAGATCAATATATCATACGCATCTGCTGCTGATATTGTTGTCGCAGGTACTTCAGCTGTTTCAAATGCCGCATTAAATGATGTCTCATTGTGGGTTGATTACATCTTCCTTGACACTGATGAACGCAGACGTTTCGCTCAACTCTCCCATGAATATCTCATCGAACAACTTCAATTCACTGGTTCTGACAATATCACCGCCAGTGCTGATGCTAACACCATGAAGAGTTCACGTATGACATTCAATCATCCTTGCAAAGAACTTATTTGGACTATCCATGATAATTTAAATACTGGATCAGACAAATGGAATAAATATTCTACCTCTACAACCCATGCTAATCCTGTTCAAAAGGCCAAAATACAACTTAATGGAAATGATCGTATGGCTGAACGCGATGGAACTTATTTCTCCCGTGTACAACCTTATCAACATCACGAAAATACTCCTTCCGTTTTTGTTGGTGATGGCATTGTACCAAACGACAGTGGTATCAATGTTTATTCATTCGCCCTTAAACCCGAAGAACACCAACCTTCTGGCACCCTCAATATGTCTCGTATTGACACAGCAGTTCTTTCAGTATCTTCTTCAGTTGAAGGCAACTTATCCATTTATGCTGTAAACTACAATGTCCTTCGTATCATGTCGGGCATGGGTGGTCTTGCTTACAGTAACTAAATTTTCCTTTCTTTTTCAATTTTTTATAGTTATAAAAAAATTTACCAAAAAATAGAATTCGATTATATAAATAGGATTGGTGACAATAATATCATATATCCTAAATTGTATACCAAATAATAAAATATATGCAATGATTTCTCTAGTTGAAATATAATATAATCCTTTTTATATTTCTCACATTTCATATGAGTATATTTTAAATACGTCTTTTTGTCAAAATATGATATACACCTGTATTTTGGATCAATCAAAAGTGCTCTTGGAAAATTATCGGGTACATATTTTTTTTGGTATTCTAATGATATCGTTACATTGTTGATAAATGTTACTGCTAATAACAATATGCTATATAAAAATAATCTCATTTGACAAAATACATATACCATTTGTGTATCATTTTTTTATTTTTATCCATATTTGTTAATCAATTGCTTTAAGCCTTTTCAGAGAGTACATATCACAAACTATTTCAGATTTTTACACAACTTTTATTTTTTTATAGAATTTTCAGAGATATGTACTCTTCCAATCAAACTGTTACAAAACTGTTACAAAACTGTTAAACAATTGCTTTAAGCCTTTTCAGAGAGTACATATCACAAACTATTTCAGATTTTTACACAACTTTTATTTTTTTATAGAATTTTCAG